GACAAGCCAAGAAAACTAGAGACGGCAACTTCGAAGACCTATGGGTATTTAAAAAATGAACATCTTCTATCTCAATCGTGATACGAAAATCTGCGCTCGAGAACATTGCGACAAACATGTTGTCAAGATGATTGTTGAGTATGCGCAATTGCTATCGACTGCTCATCGAATTCTTGACGGAAATCAATACTTCGATAAGAGTAAGACTGGTCGCAAGATACATCGATGGTAGTTGGATCAGCACCGTGAATATAAACTCTATCATGCGGTGAGTTGGAATCATCCTTCTGCTATTTGGGTTCGCGATTCTCTCGAACATTATCAATGGCTCTGGAATCTAGCGAGTGAACTCTGTCAAGAGTATCGCCATCGCTATGGTGGAGCAGACGACAAGCAACACAAGTCCTCGTTGGTGATTCAGAAGTTAAGTTTCGCTCCCGATAATATTTCTCGGACTGGGATGTTCTCTGAGCCTCCGCAAGCCATGCCAGAGGACGTAAAAGTTCCTGGCGATTCGATAACGGCATATCATAATTACTATCGTGTCTACAAGAAAAGATTTGCCACTTGGAAGAATCGAGAGACTCCTTCGTGGTATAAATAAGAGGATGAAGAAATTCCTCGATTATTTACAAGAAGAAGCCGCAAAAACCCATGGGCTCCACGTATTCGACGTGGACGATACCCTCTTTCACACGACTGCCAAGATCCGTGTAATGAAGGGAAAGAAACAAGTCGCTTCTCTTTCCAACTCAGAGTATAACACACACAAACTCCCTGCTGGTCATCATTATGACTATTCAGAGTTTCGTTCTGCAGAAAAGTTTGACACTGAATCAAAGCCAAATCAGCGTATGATTCAGAAGATGAAACAATTGCACGATAAGACTAAGAAGGGTGGTGGCAAAGTCATCATCAATACTGCTCGCGCCGACTTTGATGACAAGGATCGTTTTCTTGATGCGTTTCGTAAACAAAAAGTCGACATTGACAACATACATGTTCATCGTGCAGGCAACTTAGATACTCAAGATACTGTTGCTGATAAGAAAGCATCAATCATTCGCAATCAGATTCAAAGGGGAAATTATAAACATGTTTCCCTCTATGACGATAGCGAACAAAATCTCAAGTCGTTCTTAGAGTTGAAGAAAGAATTTCCGCACATTAATTTTAATGCGCATCACGTGAAACCAGACGGAAAATCAAAACGATACACTGGGTGATATATGCCAACATATGAGTTTGTGAATACAAAGACTGGCGAGATTGAAGAACATATGATGTCTGTTTCTGCCTACGATCAATTTAAGGCAGACAATCCGCATTTAGAAAGATACTATAGCGATGCACCGCTATTCAATTACAGCGGAACAAAAGATTTTTCAAGTGGAAAAACAGACAACACGTTCAAAGAAGTTATGCAAAAGATTGCTGAGAAACATCCAGCAAGCCCACTAGCACAAAAAGTTTTAAAGAAATCGACGAAGGAAATTAAAACTCGTCAGGCTCTTGAAAAACACCGTAAGAAGCAAGCCGCTGCTCGAGCAGGGAAGTGAGGGGATTTTGAGTAAGAAGAAAAATGGTAACACTAACACTTACATCGAAATAACATCGGAAAATACGGAGAAGAAGCCACCGCGAATCAAAGCAGCGGAACTGAAAAAATTTGAACCACTCACACCCAATCAAGCAAAGTTCTTTGAAACTTATGCAAGGGGTGATTACTTTACCATGCTCTGTGGTTCAGCAGGTACTGGTAAATCATTCATTGCGTGTTACAAAGCAATTGAAGAAGTCCTTGATCGTTCATCACCATTTCATCGTGTAGTCATTGTTCGCTCTGCTGTTCAGTCTCGAGATCTTGGATTCACTCCAGGTTCTGTAGAAGAAAAGATGAGCCTGTATGAACAACCATACATGCAAATCTATCATACGTTGTTCGGTCGTCGAGATGCTTATGAAGCATTGAAAGAATGCGGTCGTATTGAATTCATCTCTACCAGTTTCATTCGCGGTATGAGTTTCGACGACGCAATCATTATCGTCGACGAATGTCAGAATATGACTTGGGAAGAGTTGACTACAATTATGACTCGTGTGGGTTATCGTTCTAAGATCATCTTCTGTGGTGACTACAAACAGACAGATCTTTATCGCAACAATAAAGACAAGAGTGGGCTTCGCAAGTTTCACGAAGTTGCCAAGACTATGCAGTCGTTTACCAATATCGAGTTTACGACAGAGGATATCGTCCGCAGTAGTCTTGTCAAGGACTTCTTGATTGCTGTTGAGAAATACGAAAAGCAAGAAAATACTTGACTTTTACTTGACTTTGGTATAGAATAACTATGTCTGGTTTCATTGAGTATCTCTGTTATGTTTAATCGTATACATCATGACTTTCCCAAACTCTTGCAAGAGAACGTCGACGGCACTCGCTGTTACGTGACGCCGACTGGCGAGAGGTATCCTTCTGTCACCACGGTTCTTTCTGATTATGGGAAAGAAGCAATTCTAGAATGGCGCAAGAGAGTTGGCGAGGAAAAAGCCAACGAAGTCTCTCGCAAAGCCACCACTCGAGGGACATCCGTCCACAAAGCACTCGAGATGTATTTAAATAATGAAGATGTTTCTTGCCTTGAGATGTTACCAAACGTCAAGTCTCTTTTCGTTCGAATGAAGCAAGAAATAGATGCCAAGGTAAACAATATTCATTGCCTTGAAGATCGTTTATTCTCTCATAAACTTAAACTTGCTGGAACGGTAGACTGTATTGCGGAACATAACGGCATTCTCTCTGTGATAGACTTCAAGACTTCTGTTCGTCTCAAGAAGAAAGAGAACATTGGCAATTACTTTATGCAAGCCGCTGCCTATCGCCAGATGTTCTACGAGATGACTGGTCTAGATGCCAAGCAAGTCATTATTCTAATTGGCGTTGATACTGCTAACTTCTGCCAAACTCTTGTCGTAAAAGAGGATGAGTTGGAACTGCACAAGCAAGAATTGCTTAAATATATCGAAGCCTACAGAACCAAGAATAACTTGCCTTTGCTTTGATTCTGTAGTATAATATATCTGTCCGTTACGTTGGAGAAGCAAATGAAATGCATATCTTTAGTTGCTATGAGTGCAGTCCTCCTGATTGGCTCGCAAAATGCCGCCGCTCAGAGTCAGGACGATATCGACGTGTTGTTGGGTGTCGCTGCTGGAGCCGCAATTGGTTCAACAATCGGCGACGGTGATGGTCGCAAGGTTGCCACTGTTCTTGGTGGATTGATTGGCGCAAACATGGCGCGAAATCGTCATGAGGAACGTCATGGCTATCGTTATGTTGGTCAGCGTTTCGAATCAATTTGTAAAGATCGAGTCCCTGCGCAATATCGCAATAATATCGGCGTTGCGCGTTCTTGGGTGCAAGGTTGTGTTGCTCGCCTTGAGCAACGTCAGGCTGAACTTGAACAACAGGCTTTTGAGGAGGCATTAAATGGACCTTCCAATTAATGAATATGAATTGCGTGTAATCATCGAAGCACTGCAGCGCGATGGTCGTTGGGAATTGCGCGACCGTCTGTTACTTGTTTCAGAATTGATGAAAGAAGGCAAACCATACAAGAAGATTCTCCGCGAAGAATATAATCTCGTCGCCTGATAGTCTAAGACTATTATAACCATTGAATCAATTTATCAGTAGAATGACGTAAAATTTAGTTTTTACGTTCTATATAATCACGAACATTTCTTTTATAACAGGAGTTTGGAAATGAGAATGAAGACAGTTGGCGATAAGTTAAAGAATTTTGCAATCACTGGCGTAAAGCCTGGTGCTCTTACACCTGATAACGCATTTGAAACAATTACGAATGAATCTTTCGCAGGTAAGTGGAAGGTCATCGTATTCTATCCAAAGGACTTCACATTCGTCTGCCCAACGGAAATCGTTGCTTATGACAAGTTGAACAAGGACTTTGCTGATCGCGATGCAGTTCTTTTGATTGGTTCAACAGACAACGAGTTCTGTAAGTTGGCGTGGAAGAATGCCCATGAAGGTCTCAAGGCAACAACTTCTTGGTTCTTTGCTGACACTGCTCGTGATCTTGAAGATGTCTGGGATGAAGATACAAACAGCCTCGTTCAGCAACTCGGCGTATTCTACAAGCCAGCAGGTGCAGCACTACGCGCAACATTTATTGTTGACCCAGAAAATGTCATTCAGCACGTTACAGTAAACAATCTTAACGTCGGTCGCAATGCTGATGAAACACTTCGTGTCCTCGATGCACTTCAGACAGGTGAACTTTGCCAATGCAATCGTAAGGTTGGTGAAGAAACATTAGTCATTGGCTAATATGAAAAAGAAAAAGGTTCACGTTTGCCTCGGGTGTGGCTACCAATACGACGAAAAGAAGTATGGTAAGTTTGAAGATCTCGATGACGATTTTCTCTGCCCCGATTGCAAATGCGAAAAAGATATGTTTGAAGAAAGGGAAATTGAATAAAAGTCTAAATAATAGACCAATTTAATGGTTGTAAACTGACAATTAAAGGTGTTCTGGACTCGGGTTCGACCCCCGACATCTCCACCAAAAGTGTATTGCAAAAACACATGAGCAGGTTTTTTACCACCGCTGGTTACGACAATCGTAAGTGAGTGTGGGCAGTATACTTTCTGAGGGGATGAATTTGGCTTCGACAGGGCAAGTAATAACCTGACAGCAACCAGTGAGGCGACTGACTTAATCAGCGCAAAAAACGTAAATGCAAACGATGATTCATTTACACCTATGGCGATGGCGGCGTAAAAACCCATTTCGCACAAAGAGTTGACCGCTCGGTAACAGAAAGGTCTGGGGTGGTGGTGTAAAAGCCACCACCCTCTAATTTAATGAATCATCAAAGTGCGTTGAGTAATCGAGTAATGAAAAATCTCTGAGGTATAAAGACTTTACTAATCCAATATTTTCTTTATTGTAAGTCTGCACATACTCATCATCAATATATGTGCTTTTATTTCTATGCGAAATCTTTGTATTAAAATCATCTTCAAATTCTTTTAAGTTCTCAAATCGATAGACTTTATCTAGTTTTATTTCTCCACAATCATCCAACAAAAAGAATGATTGATCAAATAAACTAAAGTTATTTCTATTGAGAGTGATTGGTGAGAACAAAGCGACGCCCAGTGTTCTTTTATATTTCAAAAAATCATTAAATGTAAATGTCTCAGAAAGAGTAGGCAAAGAGTCGCATTTGAGTTTTAGTAGAAATGCTTTGTAATGGCTGTACGTTCTCTGATATGGGTTTCTCACCACAGCAAATTTGAAAAATTCTGAGGGGTTGTTTGTAAGAACTAAAGAATAGTATGGATCGTGATTAGCATATGATGGATTTCTTCTGGGCGAATGTTCCCTTGGATATTTTTGTCTTAAGAAATCATTTATGGAAGTTCCAGCAGTTCTTGGTACATGAACGAACATCACTCTACTTTTATCTTGCATAAAAATACCTTATAATATATGTCTAAATACTTGTCCACTGCAAAAAATGGAGGAAACTAACATGGATGCAGTCGCAATTTTGACTAAGATCGAACAATATTTTGACCGTAATCATAGTCTATTTATAAGGTTTGGCGGTCTATTTGCCATGATCTTCTTTATGTTGTATATACCATACAACATGCTATCTCGCGTAACAGATAAACTAGAAGCGCAACAAAATGTCTCTATTGCGCTTGCTTATGAACTTCAACATATGTCTTCAAAAATGCAGTTTCTAGAACTCTCATATGATGATAAGAAAAAGGTCATGAGAGAGGTCGAGTGTTTGGCGCAAAACATTTACTTTGAAGCAGGGTCAGAACCAACTGCAGGCAAGATTGCGGTTGCGACTGTGACACTCAATCGGTTTCGAGAGGGATATGCTAAAAGTATCTGTGGTGTTGTGAAACAAAAGTATAATGGAGTATGTCAATTCTCATGGGTTTGTGAGAAGAACAAGACCATTCGATCTAGATCTAGTTACAGAGAAGCAATTATAATTGCTGAGAATATGTTGATTTCTAAACGAAATTACGGTACAATGGATAATGCTTTGTACTTCCATGCAGACTACGTTAATCCTTCGTGGGCAAAAACAAAAGATTTTGTGAGGAAGATTGGGCGACATCTCTTCTATAAAGAGGGCTGATATGCGAATTATTGATGATGTGAAACTTGACTATAAAGATGTTCTTATAATCCCCAAGAGATCTGCTCTGGCATCAAGAAGTCAAGTAAATCTTGAGAGAAAGTTTACTTTCCGTAGTGGAAATAGTTGGGTTGGTATTCCAGTTATTGCTGCAAATATGGATGGCGTTGGAACACTAATGATGGATGATGCGATGAACAATCATAAGTGTATGGTTGCTCTTACAAAGCATTATTCAAAAGAGGATCTTACTGAACAGTTTACTAAACGATTAAACAGCAGTGTTTATTCTTTAGGTATCTCAGATTCTGATCTGCAGAAATTTGATAGTGTATTCCATTCTGCAGCATATAACCAAAACATGCGTGTTTGTATTGACGTTGCGAATGGCTATACGCAATCGTTCGTTGATTTCATTCAAAGATTTCGCGAAAAGTATCCATATGTGGTACTGATGGCAGGTAATGTTGTTACACCAGAGATGACAGAGGAACTAATTCTCAGCGGTGTTGACATTGTGAAGGTTGGTATTGGTCCTGGATCAGTTTGCACCACTCGCAAGATGACAGGCATCGGCTTCCCGCAGTTAAGTGCAGTTATAGAGTGCGCTGATGCTGCACATGGTCTCAAGGGTCACATCATAGCGGATGGAGGGTGTTCCGTTCCTGGAGACGTGGTGAAAGCATTTGCTGCGGGAGCCGATTTCGTGATGCTTGGTGGTATGCTGGCTGGTCACAAAGAAGGTGGTGCATCAGCAGTTGGTGGTAATCAATTTTATGGTATGAGTTCTGACACTGCCATGGATTTACATAATGGTGGTGTGGCAAACTATCGTGCCTCTGAAGGCAAGACTGTAGAGATCCCATACCGTGGTGAGGTGAGTAGAACACTGCAAGAAATCTTTGGTGGTCTACGCTCAGCATGTACATATGTTGGAGCAAGTGAATTGAAGGAGTTGAGTAAACGAACCACTTTTGTTCGTGTGACTCAGCAGTTGAACAATTCCTTGAGTGCATATGAGATCTAATATGGCAAGCCGAGAAGAAAAAAATAACTTTTCCATGATGATTATGGAAATGGCAATGAAAGAAAAGATTGATCATATGGACGCAATCACATCATACTGTGAACGTAACAATCTTGAGATTGAAGTTGCTGCAAGTTTGATCAATGACTCTCTGAAGAGCATCATTGAGGGTGAAGCAATGGAGTTGAGGTTTCTACCGCGAGGAAGTCGACTGCCTCTATGAATGGATACGATCTTTATTGCATCTATCAAGCCATCAAGTTGCACTTCACTTCAGAGAGTTATAACTTCTTTCAATATGATGGCAAAACTCGAGTATCAGTAGATGCATTTCAAAAACGCCGCGACAAGTTTCTTTTCCATCGTCTTGCGCGCAAGTATCGCGACGATGAGATGGTTCCATTTCTGGTTGCTAATTTTGTACACAGTGATGATAACTGGACCAAGTCATTGCTTGAAGACCAGGCTGAAGAAACTTATCGGGATTGGAAACGAACCACGGATTCCATGACCAAAGTATATCTGGAAGATCTGCAAAAGATATGCCCAGATCCAAAAGAGTTTAACAATTTATTTAAAGTTGAAGATGGGCAGTTTCCAAAACTGTTAGTGGCATTTCTCCAAAAAGATGTAACGATTGAGACTCTTGTGATTCTTAATAACATCTTCAACTTTATTCAAATTTGGGACAAGAAGATTTCAGATGATATCATCTATCCCAAAGTGTCAAGAAAAGTGCGCAAGTATGGTGCTTTTCTTGCGGTGAA